AAGCCGGTCCAGTGATACGATAATTGGAACGTGCGAGAGCACCTGTGACCACATCAACGTTGATGTTACCATTTTTCTCGGCAACATCCTGAATCATATTGACAATTCCAACTTTTGCCGAAATAAAAGTATTGTAAAAAATCTTAATTGATTCTGCCTCATCCCATGTTCCTACTTCATATCGTGGGTCATTTTGCATGAATGCCTCATAAAAATGAATCAGTTCGGCAGCATCACCTGTAATAGAACCATCTTCGGTGCCAATGATGACCATTTCTGGATTAGCCATGTCCCATTTAATAGTTCCCATTGCGATAAGATATGGGTTATAAATGAAGCGCGCATTGGTAATGCAAGGGCGCAATTGATTGCGCACTGTTCCAGGAAGGACAGTGCTAATTAATACTACTAACTGATTCTTATTAACCCATTTATTAACTTCTTTGAGAATATCCGTCACAATGGTATAATCAAAATCTTTATTAGGGAGGTGACTTGTTGGAGTTTCACCGCCATATATGGGGTTATGTGGTGTCGGTGCCGCAATGAAGATAATATCTCTTCCTGATACTGCTTCCTGAATAGTATTACACATTGGAAACGTTGGAGTTCTTAATTCTACATCATAACCGACAACATCATAATAATCTGCCATTACTTCTGCGCAGTCTTGTCCGAGTTTTCCAACTCCAATCATTGCTACTTTTTTAATTGCCATTTTTTAATTCCTGTTCAAATTTTTCAATTTCTGATTCAAGGGCGGCGCGAAAGGCAGAAGTAAGTTCATAGATTACATGGTCCTCTCCATGAAGGGCGATCATATCTTGTATTACTTCCTTATCAATTTCAAACTTCACTGATATCTTCCTTAATACTTTTTGGCGCGCTTACCTTATAAGTTCTAATGTTGGTAAGAATGTCTCTCATTTTTACTTCAATACTGTTGTCATCTGTATCAAGTGTAACCCGTGCTGCTGCTGTCGGTCCAAACACTCTAAGAATATCATTCATGATCGCATCGCAGGTTTCTTGTGAAATTTCTTCAAATAGATATTTTGTGATGATGGAATTTACAGCAGTATCCATCTGTTCATGCATATTAAAGGTCATGTTATTTTTCTCGCCCCAACATGTTTAGATGAGTATTGATCACTTCTTTATCTTTTGCCTGCTTTGTTAACATAATACTAATTTCTTTTTTTCGCAGGACTTTCCAGTCCTTTTTTTGTTTTGGAATCTTAACTACACACGGCTTGCTGATATTGGTAGCATGGTTCCGAATGCGAGCAGCCAGATGTTCCAGTTTAGATGCTAACCAGTCATAGAAACGAACACGAAGACAATTGTTCTTGTCCGTAATAGAATCAAACTTTTGAAAAAGATTGCGATTGAAGGCAACATTTTTAGTCAGTTGGAGCTTTTCTTTTAGTTTCTCTACTTTACGCTCAAGTTCAAGCAAAATGGAGGTCTCAGTTATGGCCTTGGTCTTGTTATCTGCCGGTAAATCAGCGACCAGCGTTCTCTGTTGTTCCAATCTGGTAATGAGTGCAGTCAATTCAACCTCAAGTGCTGGAATTTCCTCCACATCATAATGTGTGTATTTTAATGTCATGTTATTTCTCCGAAACTTATAGTTACTTATTTCAGAACATGAACCATATATTTTTTTTAACTTTCTCTAATCACATCAAAAATATCACCCCATTCAAAGTCAACCTCATACTGTTGGTAAAGAAATTTCCCTACCATACGACAATATGCGACCTTAAAGGGATATATGAGCTTCCCACTGATTGAACTGCGAAACCACCTTGGCCTCATCGGCATCCAATCTTGAATTAATATAATGTCACCTCGCGAATTCATGAATATTTCAGCGTCAAACAAACCCAAGCCCGGTAAGCATCGCGTTCGTTATAAAATTTCCAAGTTGTGCGTCCACAAAAATTTTCGCGATAACAATCTGCATTTATCAGCATCGTTACTTCATTTTCCCACTCTATCGCCTCATTCGTATGACCAAGATTATAGTTGGTAGTAATTTTATAGCTGGTGATTTTATGGTTTTGAAAGCGAGCGCCTTTGCCATTATGATGGCGGTGAACACTTTTGATCATGGTGAAATATGTTGATGTCTGTAGTGTTTTATCCGTGTTTGACATTTTTGTTTTCCGTAAGGTATGTTGAGGATTTCTTATGAGTCCGCGAGTAAATACAGCGGGCGCATGCCAAGGATATGAGCCGCTGCCAATATAGTATCTACCGCTCATAAATATTTCAAGTTAAACCACATTTCCTGTTGGTCGCTTTCAAACTCAAAATCAACGTTGAAACTATGTCTATCATAATCAAGCGAAACCGTAACATCATGTATCTCATCAGCAAGATATGACAAGAGATATCTTCTCATTTCATGCTGTAGGTCCGGGTTCATCGCTCTACCTTTAAACACTAACATTAGATCATCAGTAATACTGGCTGGAATATTCATAACACCCTCAACAGAAATGCAGTAAACTCTTGTTCAGAGTCAAACGTAACAGTGATACCTTTACCGGATAGACTTAGTTTGCACGTATAGTAATCATTCCACACCTGTCCCCAGGTGTTGATACTGGTGTTTTCTCGTTCTGTCCACCCTTTAAGGTATGCTTTTTTATACCAGTCTGGTTCTTCACCTATTAGGAAAGTTACTTGGTATGTCATGACCATCGCAACGTGAACCACGTATAGTCACTTTCTTCCTTAAAGGCAAAGAACATAATATCTGCCCCGGCAGCGATGTTTACAAAGTAATCTCCGTTATGGTCTTGTCTAACGCGATGCCATTCATTACGCCACTTACCTTGACAGTGCTGCTCACACCATTCTACCATATCATCTATTTCATCAAATTGAAAGTTGTTAGATGCGCTGGGCCGCAATAAAGAGCGTCTTGGTGACGACTTATAGTAACTGGATGGCACCGCCCAAACAGAAGAATACCCATGATAAACCTGACTCACCAGATAGTGCTGGGCATTGTAATCGGGATCATATTTAAGTTCGTATTCGCGCCAAGTTTTGCAATCATAATTTTCAAGAAAGCGTTTTTCGCGCCATCCTTTCCACCGTGCCTTGAGTTCGCTAAGATTCATGACCACCTCAATAAAAACCAAGCGACATCGTTCTCATTCCTGATATAGATATAATAAATGCCGATATACCAAGAACCATGTTCAAAATTTTGTTCGCACCATTTCCATATTTCATGATAATCCTCAGGATCAAGTTCAGAATACCAACCGCCATCTCGTCCTTCTATCCACTGATTCTTGTCAGCTATAATACCAAGATCATCAGTCCATCCTTCTGGATGTCCCGGATCATAGCGAAATTCTGGTTTAACTTTTTTCACTGGAGGCATTGTCCATTTTGTTTTCAGTTTTACAACTTTAGAGTTTAATCTAATCTTTGTAATTTCAAATTTAACACCAGTCATGACCACCTCAACAAGAAAAACGTTAAATCTGATTCACGTGAAAAATGGTATTCTCCATTCACATAAGATGCGCCAGCTTCCTTTAGGCGATTGCGCAAGTCATCAATAATGTTAATGAGTTTTATATTCGGATGCATCTCGCGCGAACGCTGCCGATCTTCCAGTATGAATGTTTGAAAATTATAAAATGCTTGCTTATGATTATCATCATCAATTACATATAAATTATTAAGACACCACTTTTCAATGAATGGGATTGCCCACTTATCAGCAGGATTAAGATCAATTTTGTGTTTAGCGGACATTATGACAGATTCCATATAGGCTACAGTGATATTTTTCTCACCGTATACCTTTTATGCAACACAGTCAAGTGTTATTTTGAAATTATACCTCTAGAGTGACGTATGTCAATGTTACCGTAACAGGATTTGTGCTGCCGCTGTTATTGTAAATTTTGAGATACATATTTGTAGTCACAGGGCTTTCTGCATTGAACCCGAATGCTGCGGGAGTAAAGAATGTAGTAACATTGGTTCCAGTCGTAATGGACTGACCAATTACACCACTTCCCGCCGTTGGTGGAGTTCCGATTGCTCTGCTGCTATCAGCACTTTGTGCGGCTGCACTGGTGTATACTACGACCCATGCGCCAACCGATGCAGTGATGCTGTATAACGCATATCCTTTGGCTGCTGTTACTGTTGCAGTGGCGCTTGCTTGATATGCAAGCGAAGCGGTAGTGGTTGCTACGGTTGTGCGGCTTGATAATCCAGTCACTGTTCCAGCAAGAGGAATTGCCACACC